TGGTCATTGGGCAAGCTCATAACGGATCTAAAATTCTACGTCAATTTTATCCATCTAAAACTAAGTTTTATCGTTCGCCTTTGGCTGGTTTCTTCTATCGAGGTCAACCTATTGGTGAAGCGATGGAGCCCGCTATTCTTTCTGGTTTCGATAAACGTTGCCCTGAGGATGTTGAGCCCATTATGGATGCTATGATGAAGTGGGACAGACCACAGATGCCTGTGGATGAACCACTCCTGGATGAAGTTTTTGATGAAATCGCGCTGTACTATGCCACCAAAGTGCAGAACTCGACTTATAGAATGAAGGTTTTGACGAAGACTGAGTCAATAAACGGTGTTTCGTTTATTCCCACGTCCAATCCCATTTTTCGTGGGTCGTCTGCTGGATTTCCTTTCAAACACTTGAGAGGTGCTACTTCAAAGAACGCATTCTTTGAATTGGACGAGCAAAAGTTGCTTCAGGTCATTCGCAAGAATGAGGCTGGCGTGCTGTTGAATCGTGCCGTTGATCAATTGATACAGACAGGTCGTGAAGGGAAACGTTCCGCTGTCGTGTTTCAAGGAGTCTTGAAGGATGAACCATTGAAGTTGAAGAAGATTGCCATTGGAGCGACTCGCTCTATTACGGCTTCACCATTAGACTACACTTTAGCTCACAGGATGTATTTTCACACTGCTTCTGCTGCCATCACTGCTTTGCATAATGACACACCTGTTAAGGTTGGAATTAATCCCTCATCGCTTGAGTGGAGTTTACTGTATGATTATCACGCTAAGGTTTCTGATCATGGTTTTGATTGTGATTTTAAGAACTGGGACGCTAGTGTTCCAGCCTCTTTCATGGCGCGATTACCTAAAATCTATAATCGCATCTATCAGTTTGCTGATCCGACTTGGAAGGCAGAAGATGATGTCGTGCGTGCTTCTTTGCACTCTTGTCTGCAAGAACCATTGTTGCTGATTAATCACTGGGTTGTTAAAGCACCCGGTGGTCAGGTAACTGGTCAACCACAGACAGCCTTGGACAACTCACTTGTCAACTTTGCTCTGTTGCTTTATGCGTGGAAGAAAATTGTTAAGGGAAGGTTGGGCACTTCATTGGGCTCAATGTTGTCGTTCCTTTGTCCCTCGTTTTACGGTGATGATAATATGATCACCTTGAAGCCGGAGATTAAGGATTTGTTTACTTTTGAGGCTTACTCTAAAGTGTGCGCTGAAGTTGGTTTCGTTGTCACAAACGCTGCCAAAGACGATAGTACAAACTTTTATCGTCCATTGCATGATTTGGAGTTTCTTAAGAGAAACTTTGTTAAAGTTGATCGTTATTACTTTGGAGCTCTTCAGAAGACCTCCATCCGCAAGATGATTGATTGGATACAGTGTCAGAGGGCGCATTATTTTGATGCAACCCCTGATGAAGTTCAGTGGAATGACCAGGTTGGTGAGATTGTGAATTGCGCTCAACGTGAGGCTTGTCTTTACGGTGAGGCGTTTTTCAACGCTCTGACTCAACACTTGTCGGTTAAATGTGCTGAGTTCGGTATAGCTGCCGAATTCAAGACATACCAAGCGTGTCTTAACTTCTTATTTGAATAAATTCTATTATTTTTACATAATTATTTATACGTATTTGAAATGATTTTAAAGTAATTATTGTTTACTCATTTATCGTTAACATGGCTTTTTCTTACTTGGGAACTATTGAAGGAACTTTCAAGAACATTGATAAGACTGTTGCGGATTTAGCGAAAGCTAATCCACTTTGGATTTTTCAGATTGTTAGTGGTGGTATTCGTTTCAGTGCTTCATTGCCTGATGCCTCTTCCCCTACTGTCAACGCCATTTTCAACCTTGCTCGCATGCAAGGCCACATTGCTACCTTTACTTATAAAGTTGTCATGAGACCTAATGTGAACACCTGTGGTTTGGAAAAATTGTTGTGTTGTGCTTGAATATCTAGAAAATGTACTAAGTCGATACTGCATTAGTGCAGCGACTATAAAGAGACTTTCACGCG